ATTTAAACGTAATTGAAGGGTCTATAGAGGCAACTTTATTTTTAATGTAATTCCACTCGGTCCAGCCGCAGAAAAAGTCACGATCTTTTAAATAGTTCACCGTATATACTACAGACTTTGATTTATTTGGCTTCCACCCAGCAAAAACATTCATATCTATTCCATGCGGAACAACCGTGCCATTTTTATTTTCCCATGAGTTTTTGTTATGCTGTGTTATGAAAACATTAATATCAACCTCTATTCCTCTGACTCTTTCGAAATTTGCATCCTTGATAGGCTCAACATGGTCTACATGGACTATTGGAAGTCTAGTTCCATTAGATAGGTTTATCATAGTTTGAATTTGATAATATCTATCCTGAGATAATAGGAAATCTGCATCCTTTGGTATCTGATCAAAGTTATTGATTACAGTACAGTTTTTAGGCATACGCCTAAACTGCTCATTCCACTTCTTCATTCCATCCATTTCTAGTAGATAGAACTGGTGACCAGTTTTTGCTAAAGCTTCCTGATAGGCCTCATGGGTCGAGAAGCATACAATCTTATATTTATCGCGACGCTTAGCGTTGATTTTGTTTGCTATAAAAGGTATTGGGTTCATAGTATTGCCTTAAGTTTTTCAGCGCATGCCTCTATAGAGAAGTTGTCTATTAAAAATTGTTTGTTTTCTTCGACTATGGTTGATACCGCATCTGGATTTTCTATGACGAATCTCATCTTTTCACATAGCTCACTAGTAGATCCATCATACCAGTTTTCATTATGATTATAGTAGAATCCATCCATTCCAAAGACTTTCTTTTTTATAAGATTTTTAATCAAAAGATCTTGATTCTTGAAGTTCTTCTTAATTCCAGATATGCAGTTTGCTATTACTGGCTTTCCTTTGAGTGCAGCTTGAGCCATGGGAAGTCCTTCGCCCTCGCCTCTAGAGGTCGATACAAAACAGTCGCAGGCATTCTCTAAGGCCGCCAAATCGTCATCAGATAGCATTTGAGTTATTATTGCTATCCTTGGATAGGCGTTCTCATTTTTACCTATCTGCCTCTTAAGCTCCTGAATCATCATTTTTATGTGATCTCTGCTTTCATCTGGACTCTTCTGGCTTATATACGATTTAATAACTAGAGACACATTGTCGTAAACAGTGAACTCAGTTAAAAACGCATGCACCATAGCGTTTATATTTTTCTTATTTGAGTAATCAGATATGGTATAGAACTTATATGTGTTTTCAATGCCATATGGAGTAAAATCAAATACTCTACTAGACGGCACGGCTTCTTTTGGGTGATCAATTATCTTTATTTTATCGCTTATTAATCCAGAGTTTAAGCATGCTTGCTTTTGTTCTTCAGTAGTAACCCAAATTTCATCCATTAGTGCGCAGCCGCTTTTCCAGCCAGACCCAATAAAACAATCGGTCTCCCAGAAAAAATATCCGATATTCTTAACCCCCTCTATTCTTACAAACATATCAGGAAGACACTGTTGAATTACAGTATCTATATCATTTAGACCGTTTTTCTCTAGATTATATATGTAGTCATTGTGCTTAACAGGTATTCTGCTGAGAGTTATCCATGTTGGGGTCACTGTAAATCCCGCTCTATCTATGGCTTTGATCATAGAAACAGCCGCATTTCCGTATCCAGTGCCGTCTCTATATACTGATATATATGATATCTTTTTCATACCACCTCCACTATCTTTGGTTTTCTCTGTATATTGTTCATTGTTTCGTATCTAAAAGTCTCGAATCCATTATAGTTCTGCGCTACCTGAGCAATTGACTTTACAATATCGTTTCTATCGAGTCTTTTATTTACTCCATTTTCATTTTTGATCTTTGATTTAAGACTAGTTAAAAACGATTTTCTTGCAGCATATGACCTGAGTGATGATTTTGGCGGAGTAAAATTAAATACTAGATAGTCAATAAAGTCATCGTCATTGTACGCAGCGTTTATATTTAAAGAGTTTAGATCTATATATCTAGGGTTTTCGTACCATCTTTGGCTAGAAAGCATGGGAAGTTTTTCAAAAATCGCGTCCCATTTGTTATAGGTTTCCTGATTAGTATGTCGCGTTCTAGCTGTAAATAAAGCTTCTTGCGATAACTTATTTCTAAAATTGCTATCCTCTTGAAAATAGCTGGCTATTTTTTCTGCGCAATCATTTGGGTCTGGCATTGCTCTGATCTGCGCCGTTTCTCTTTCAGACTCTTCACGCCAGGCTGCAATTTTAATTGATCCATATGATCCACCAAAGGAGTTAAGCTCATGCATAGCTGCATAGTCAGAAGCAATAGTAGGAACTGCGCACGCCTTAGCTTCTATTAGAGGTATCTCCAAAGCACCTGCTACGCTAAGTTGAACATAAAGATCTGAAGTATTGTATACTGTAGCTAGTTGTTCCCTAGTTAGTCCTCGTGCCGTATTTGGCGGATGCGCTGTATAGTTACCGCATTTGTTGCATGTACAAACATCCCCACTAAAAAATGAAGCAAAATAGTTGCCGCAATTGCCGCAGCAGTACGTCATTAAAACTTTAGATCCTAATTTGTACTTTATGATATCTTTACCTATGTCAAATCCAACGTCTGGATAGCTTGTGTGTAGGTAAAGATATGTATTATCTACTAGATCATCCCTACCAACAGAAGCCCATTTATCTAGAGCTTTGCCGAAGGCGTACATTAGATCTGGGAATAGCTTCCTTGGTTGATTTCTCATCACTGTTAAAACCAAATTTACATCATCCTTAATACCTAAAGTCTTTCGAGCCTCATTTTTTGGCATTGGCTTGAACACCTCCTGGTCTACACCAGGCATAGTATTAGTATTAGCAATATTTGTTCTAGTACCAGAGTATTCTTTTATTACAGATAGACCCCAGTCTGTGTAGGACGAAACTATATCAACAGTTGAAAAAACGCCAATCCACTCAGATTTTGGAGGCTCTGAATCAACGCATGTAGACCAGACATAGTTAAATAAATGTCTAGAAGCGGACTTGCAAATCCACTCGTCGTGCCAAAAATCTCTATAAGAGAATACGATATCCGGCTTAAAATCCAATACGGTTCTATCAAAACGTAAACTACCAAACTGGGCTGTTTGATAGTTTGAGTTATATCTTTCAAGCTCGCTCTGCTCTGTTGGTATAACAGGATAGACTTTCCAAGGAACTGACCGCACTCTTGGGTCACCATCATCTACATAAGATGCCAACTCTGCGACTTCATATTTGCCGCTATTGTGCATGATCTTTAGTAGATCATTTGCCATTACCGAAAAACCAGTATTTAACTGACTGAACTCACTGACCAAAAGTATTCTTTTTTTTCTCTCCAATTGCAAATCCTTTGTATTTTTGAGGTGGCTCAATATTAGCTGATGTTTTATTCAACGAGTAAAATTTTTCTATAGTTTCTCCATAAGAAAAGGGCCTGCTTAGAAGCCCTTCCTTATTTAAAAAATCTAGAAACTTAACGAGTAATTTTTCATTCATTAGAATGGGATGTCTTGTAAAGCCGCTTCAGATTTTCCTTTTGACTTTGGTTTTGATTCTGAAACTGGTTTTGACTCTGTGTCTTTCTTTCCATTCATAAACTCAAAGTCTTGAATAGCAACTAGTATTTTACTGCGCTTTTCTCCATCTTTTGTTTCCCAATTCTCTTGCTTAAGATGCCCCTCCATTAGGATTGGATCGCCTTTCTTAAGGTATTCAGAAATGACAGAAGCTCTTGCTCCCCACATTTCTGCATCAATATATGTGCTCTCTTCTTTCTTTTCACCCGACTTTGTGGTGAATTTGCGATTTATAGCGACTCTAAATCTAACAACATTTGAGTCACCAACTGACTTTAGTTCAGGATCAGATACAAGATTTGCTGCGACGATAACTTTATTAAAATTTGCCATATATGTCTCGTGATTGATTATAGTATTTTAAATGCGTTTCTTTAGTTGATTTTTATAGTTTCTACAGACCATCCAAACCCAGTGCCATTCAATTTTAGCATGCAGTACGCACCCTCTGAAATTACATTTTTCAATTTTTGATACTGCTCTGGAAAACAAACAACGTTTATCGTTCCAGTATTATCAGAAATAGTTATTTGACACATTTCTTGACCTGGATTCTTGCCCTTTTTTGTGGTTGTTGGTTTGAGTTTTGTTATTTTAGCTGTCAACACAGCAGAAAGCTTTTTGTTATTCTTAGCTTTATTAAAGCAATCCTTACAAGACCAGTCATCCTCAGTATTTACATTATGATCATAGCTAAAGGCAAAACCCATCAAATCCTTTTCGGCGGAACTCTTAACCATAGCAGAATCACTAGCGAGTAGGTTTATTGAGTTCGCCTCGGATATAACTATTTCTTTTCTCTTCTTTACAGACTTGGATTCGGCGCAAAGTCTTACCGCATCTAAAAGATTCGATCCAGTTGATTGATCATTCAATTGTTGAAAAACAAATTCTATTTCCTTAGCTGTTAATTGCTTCAGCATCAAATAAATGCTCAGCATCGTTGTTCTTGAAAGACCATATTCATCGCAAGCTCCGCAGTTTATAAGGCTTTCTGTAGCCAATGAACGTATCTTATACTCTTCTGATGCGAAATGAAGTTTCAAAAGCTGTATGAAGTTTTTAGGTCTTGTTTTTATAATAGCGATTGCATCCGTATCTCCAACTTGCTTGATATGTGAAAGGCCATAGATTATTTTGTCCTGTTTAATGCAAAAGTCATTTTCTGATTTTGACATTGATGGAGGCTCAATGTTTATGCCTAACATACGACCTTCATTGATCAGATCCTGTATTTCTTCCCTAGGCTTCTGCTTAGCCTTACTGTAAGTAAGATATACGCAATAGAATTCTAAAGGAAAATTTTCCTTTAGATAGGCTGTTTTATAAGCCCAAAGCGCGTATTTTTTAGCATGAGCATCATTAAAAGCATATCTTCCAGCTCCTTCAATTAATGAAAAAAGCTGCTCTGCCATATCGCTAGACCTGCCGTTTCTTAAGCAGCCAGCTATAAACCTATCCTTTAGGTCAATAATAATCTTTTGGTCTTTTTTGCCGATACCTTTTCTTAGTTTATCGACAATAACCAAACGCTCTAGATATGGCATATCCTTCCAAGCGATATCGCCACCGAACTTCATCAACTGTTCTTGGTAAATTAATACCCCTAAAGTTGGTGATAGTATGGAATTAACCGTCTCATCATTATAATCAGGTTTTTCTGAAAGTCCGTTTTTGACTTTTGAATACGTCTCAGTCATGCCTGACTCTAGACATGCGGGTCTAATTAATGAAATTACAGCGCTAAGCTCATTGATGTTTGACGGCTTAATTGTCGCAGACCACTTTTTACCAAGATCGCTTTCTAGCTGAAAGACTCCTATGGTGTGTCCGTTTTGGATTAGTCTCCAAGTCTTATCGTTCTTAAGTGAAAGGTTATTTGTATCGAATTTCATTGTGTAACTTGCGCCTGGCTGGTATTGATTTTAGGTCTGATTTTTACCATGAACTTCATGTATCTTTGAAACATCTTTTTTGTGATTTCAACGTCTTCTGACGCATCATGATTGGATGTTGCTCTGCTTAGACCCATAAGTTCGGCATATGTATCCATTTTATTGTTTTTCAAACCATCTCTACCAAATATAGAAAACATTAGAGGCATCATGTCTATTTGGATATTTGACCAAGGCGAATCTTCGTCTAGATCTAGCAACTTATGCTCCGCCATATGATGCCTAATGAATGGTATGTCAAAATTAATGATGTTAAAACCAACTAGAATAGGCGCTGTCCAAAACTTTTTTGTTGGATTCATTGAGTCAATATACTCTTTGAATTTTCTCATGGCAACCTTTGGATGCAATCCGTCTTTATTTGCAGCGTTCCAAAGAGAATCACCTATAACAGCAAGAGCCTCTTTACTGGCCTCATTCGGCTTCTGCGGTTTTATTAGTATGGTAAACTTGCCATTTTCTATCTCTGTGTAGTCAGAGTATTTTAAAGCTGTGGCGGCTATTTGAACTATTTCCGAATTTTTCGGGTTCAAGCCGCTTGTTTCTATATCAAAAACAATGAAATTTTTGTTGTTTGCCACGCCATATTCTAGGCTTCAAGAAATGATGTTTCAACTTTCTTTGGTAAGGAGTTAAATGATCTTCTAAGCGATCCACCGCTAGCAGCTCTTTGTTTTGCCCCTATTTTAAAATCCCATTTTTTGGTCTTTAGTGTCATCCAATAAGTATAAAGAGTAGCTGAAGCGTGTTCTGAATATCTTTTTATGTCTATTGGCAGTCCGTACTCCTTAATGAGTTTAACAGCTCTTCTTTCAGCGTTAAGTTCACAGGCAATCATTTTCTTAGTGTAAGAAATTAAATCTTTATTTTTAACATCAACTTCATCTTTGATCCATTGGCAAACAACATTTTGAACGCTTCCATATTTTTCGTGACCGCAGTTTTTGTATGCATAGTCGCCGTCAATCCATTGTAGTACATGAGCAAATTCATGGACTAACGTTGAAAGAAAATCGGATTCATTTAATCCAATTCCACAGTGCAGTAATTTTTCATCTTCATCAAAATATCCAGCGACTTTAAAATTAAAAGGCGTCATCTTAACAAGTCTTCCTCGGCCAATTTTTACCTTTACGCCATTTTCTTTGCACGTTTTTCTTACATACTTCAGAAAGTCTTTAACAGCCTTAGAAGTCTTCATACATGTGTATACACCTTGTAGGTTCGCAAAATGTCCTTGAAACGAGCAATCAATAAACTACTCAAGCACACCAAATCCAGCTATAAGGGCTTTAAAATTGGTGATACAGTTGTTAATACAAATACAAAATGTATGCACTACGGAAGCATGGGAGAGGTTGTTAAAATAGAGGAGTTGCCAAACAATTCTGGATATTTAGTTCACTATCATGTCACTAATTATGGCGCTAATTTTAAACCAGGCGATATTTTGACAAAGACAGAAGACCAATTAGCCATGGGTATTTACAATGAATAATACAAAATCAGCAGTATGGACAACAAAATATAAAAACGATTTACCAGACTCGGCCTTCATGCATATAGAGTCTGGTGGCAAAAAAGACTCCGAAGGGAAAACAACCCCAAGATCTTTAAGACATTTCCCATACAAAGACGCCGATGGTAAGGTAGATATAATACATGTTAGAAACGCAATTGCAAGAATTCCTCAATCAAAACTATCAGCTCAGTTGAAAGCTAGTCTTCAGGCAAAAGCTCGTTCTATTTTGGCTAAACTTTATAAGTCTGGAAAGGCTTTTATAAACAAGATTCTATCTAAGGATTTTAGACATGGATAATAAAAAGGTGACCTTAAATAAACCAAGACGAATTGGAAAAGGCGAGCCTGGTTATGGTAAAAAGAAATTTGTAGTTTATGTTAAGAACGACAAAGGTAATGTTGTTCGTGTTACTTTTGGTGACCCAAAAATGGAAATCAAAAGAGACAATCCGGGTAGAAGAAAAAATTTCAGATCTAGACACAGCTGTGACGACAATCCTGGACCAAAATGGAAGGCTAGGTATTGGTCTTGCAAGATGTGGGAAAGTAAGAAGAGCGTAACAGACTATACATCCGGACGCTACAATAAATTTGTAGACCATATCAATAAGCAGGCTAAATGATACCTATTGAATTACTATCAATGCTAGGTGGCAGCGTAACTGGATTCGTATTCAGATATCTAGCAGAAAAAAGAGAAAATGATAAGCAGATGTTTGAGCGATTGATAACGCTCAATGAGCAAAAAGAAAAAACAATAGAGTCTGCTGTTAAAAGAGTCCCAATAGATGTCGGAAAAGGCGTTAGGCAATTAATAGTTATAGCTGTTTTATTTGCTACGCTAGCTGCCCCATTCATACTGCCATTTTTCGGAATACCGACATTTGTTGAAATAGAAGCTTCGACTCCAGACATGTCTATTATACCATCTGTAACAAAAACATTTTTTGTAGAATTAAATGGTTATTTATACGCAGAGGAACATAGACAAGTGCTGCTTAGCATAGTTGGGTTTTACTTTGGGAGCGCTGCAGCGTCTAATAAATCATGAAGTCTATTATAATATTGGTATCTTTAATTATTGGCGGATGCTCTATAACACCTCAGATTATATCGCCAAAAAAACAAGAAATGCAACAGCCAACACCAAGGGTTGTTGTTAAGGAAGGCGGATGGGGTTGGATTTTATGGTATATTCCAATAGCGTCAATAGCCATAATGTGGGGATATAAAGAGATAATAAAGAAGAAAGACAAGAAAGATTAAAAGTCTAAAAGTCTAAACCAATCTCTCAAGGCCTGTCTGTTATGTTCATTTAGCAAAGATGTATTTTCACTTGTTATCTTATGTGAATGAACTGTCCTTCCATCTGACTCTTGATTAAAAAACGCATCATTCATTGCTTCTAGTATCTTTTTATCGTTATGCACATCTGATCGGCAATACTCTGTCACGAATTTAATTTCATTTGAAACAACTATTGGAACTTCGCAGTATACAAAATCTGCAGCAGTTATATTGAATGTTTCGCTGAATGATATCTGCATTCCAAAGTTCATAGCCCTAACCAGTTGTAAAAAATCCTGGTGTTCATACCATGGATGTTCTATCAATTTATGATTTGTGTTAGAAAAAATTTCCCTTAGATTTTTCAGTATTGGAGTTGCGACAGATTGTTCATGTTCAGAAACATTAACATGAAAATTCAAACTCTTATCTAATGAATCTGCAAAAAGTATGCTAAGGATTGACTGCTGAACAGTGTTTTTAAGCGGCCTTAAAGCTCCAAAACAACCAATATTCATAGTGTTATGTTCTGTATAATCAAACGATAAACTTGACTCTTTTTCGTCTGGCATGTATATGTTTGGACTGTAGGAAACATACTTATATAATGGTCTTAGATATTGAAATAGCTTTTGATTATTGCAACTAAGAGATACTTTTATCTTGTCCTTCCTTAGCTGCATATACTCATTCATCCATTCAAAAGCCATACCTTCATTCGATAAAAATGGAATCATTGAGTGGAGTCTAATAACCCATTCAACATTTGGATGAAGTTGAGCTAGGACTCGTATTTTAGAAGGAACAACCCATAACGCTTCTATGAAGCAAATTGTTGGCTTAAACTCAGCTACCTCGGCGTCTATATAGTTATTATCTATTACCTGTACAACTTTGGCTGGTATATTATGTTTAGATAACGCCCTTACGACAAAGTCGCACGAGTTATATAAACCGTAGCTCTTTGTTGGAGAACCATAGTTATATCTTTCCTTTACTATGAAAAGTAGGCGTTCGGTTGGCATGTATCTAAATACACGTAAAACAAGTTATTAGGTTGGTAGTTTTTTCCTTAAAGCGGCTCTAAGAGCCTTTATTCTATCACTAGCCATAACTGCCTCAGTACCTGTACCAACGCATCCGGCGGCAGAAGCCTGATCTTCCATTAGCTGCCTAGCTTCATCTTCACCGATATTGATTCCTATCCTAGCTAATAAAGCTATGATAGCGGTCATAGCGACTGGCAACCCGGAGCATCCAACGAATGTTCCTCCGCAGGCCGCTAAAGCAGCAGCTATTATTGCCGCTATGGCGGCTAGTACAACTATCGCGTACCCCACATTCTGTATCTGGTCTCTGTACTTCTCCCACAAGTTTTGCTCTATTTTATCCTTGTTCGGCTTGCATGTCTCTGAATCAGGAGAAGATCCGCCGCTTGGAATTAAAACGGGTCTAGAGTCAGGATTGGCTCCGTTAAGAATCCAATCTAAAATCTTCTTAATAAGCTCTAAAATTTGCTCGTCAGAAAGACCTAGAGATTTAAAATATACTTTCAAATATGATTCTAATAGAGCTAATATTGCGGATCTAGCCCAGTCGCAACCAGATAAAACACTAAGAATAGTGCTTATTTCTCCTATAGCGTCGATTAATCCAGGAATTGCATCTGGATGACCGTTAGACCAATTGTGTAAGACATCAGTTAATCTTTTTATCGCAATACAGCATGGGGCTGTTGATCCTTTTGGGCATCTTCCCTTGAGCATAAGTAGAAGATCTGCTATTTTTTTTGAAGTCCATCCGTTATTCTTTAGCCATCTTATAAAAACCCAAAATAGAGCTACCCCTCCTAGGGTGTTTATAACCTCCTGGAAATTTAGCTGCCACCATTTTCTACCGTCTTCGGTGTTTGGATCTAGTCCTTGCTCTATAACTCGAACTAACTCGTCAGCCCATGGATCATTAGGCGGAGTTTGAATTTGATCATTTACATAAGGGCCTTCTTGAAAGGCTAAAAGCTTATTTAAGTCCTCTAACTTTTTTCTGATGTCTCTATTCATGACTATTTAAATACACATCTTGACTCATTGTTAAATAATATCTATCTTTTAGTCTTAACATGGTATCTATTATGATATTTATGTCATTTATATTTGAGACAATGATTTTTTCGTCTTGTTGATTCATTAGAACTGAATCACAGGCTTCTGTGATTGTAATAGTAGCACCTTTAATCGCCATGGGATAAAACTCCAAATCTTATCTCATTCATTTTAAAATTAAGCATTCTTTCTATCTGAAAGATCTTTTCTAGAGCAGAAACTCCAAGGATATCAAACTTTACCCCGCCTAGAGTTTCTATATCAGAACCCTCTACATCTATCACCATTTGTCCTAGCTTTGGTGAGTAAGTCATAGGAAAGTGATTGGATAATAATTTATCGCTAATAATTATACCGGCCGCGTGAACGCTTTCGTTTTTAGGTAGCTTTTCGATTCTAATGGCAAAATCAAACGCTTCTTTGTATTGCTCGTAGTATTTCGCAACATCTTTTATATTATCAATGTTCCATCTTATAATACCGTAGGATGGATCTTCTTCTTGTATCTCGCTGAGTTCATCAGAGATCTTGGCTTCTTCAACAAAAAGTTTTGTAATTTCATTTGCTACATCAAAGTAATTTGCTACAGGTTTTAGTATTCTAAAAGCCTCTTTTATAGCACCCTTACCTTTAAATCTAGAGTGTGTAATGATGTGAGCAACAGAATCAAAGCCATATTTTTCTCTAATATATTGTATAACTTCTGCTCTAACAGATGGTGGTAAATCCATGTCTATATCAGGAAGAGATGCGTTAGTTGCTGTATTTCGACCTTCATTATAAAATCTTTCAAACGGCAATTCTCTTTCACTAGAATATGCTAGCGTTGGATCTGGTAAAATAGGATCAATTGATGAAACGCCTATTAGGTATGAAATGATAGATCCAGACGATGAACCTCTACTATCGGCTGGATATCCAAAAGACCTGATAAAATCTACGATGTCCTTTACGATAAGAAAATATCCAGAGATTTTTGCTTGCTTAAACACTTCAAGCTCATGCTTTATTCTATTTAAGTACACCGCTCTTAAATCTTTACTTGATTCTATCTTTGGCAGAATTTTTTCTGAGAATCCCTTTCTGCATATATTCTTTAGATATTCATCTTGATCTGAGATGATATGATCTTTTATTTTAAATTGAGGCAGCATTGGTCTTTCCTCAATTGAAAACGATTCAACCATATCTGATATTGAATTTGTTAACTCTCCATCAGGTATCTCCTTCATCAAGTGACAAAAACTAAATCTATCGTCAAATATTCTTTTGTCATTTATATCAGACTCGATTCGTTCTGAATCGTTTATAATTAACTTATGAATATCTAGATCCTTTTGGGTTAGATAGTGTATATTATTAGCTGGAATTGCATTTGGAAAATTTCTCTTTATTTCTGATCCAAGAACTTTCAGGCATGGAAGTTTTGAATAATCAAAATACAGAAATACCTCAGAAAATACTTTTTCATATTTTCCAATAACATCTAATATGCACTTCTTAAAATCCTTTTTGAGAAGCTCTTTGCACTCATCTTCACTATCTGAGTTATAAGCCATGTTAGGATTTACATATGCTGAATCAAAAATCTCGCTTTTGAGATCCCCTATTAGGCAGATAATACCGGACGAGTATTGGTGTAGTTCGTTTAGATATGACTTTGGATTACCGTCGTTAGCAACACGCTCTTTTGAACGGGCGTTAGATACTATCGTTAGGATATTCTTATATCCATTTTTATTTTTCGCTAGAAGCGTTATTCTACCAATAAATGAGTCATTATGCCACACGTCAAGCTCAACACCAAATATAGGCTTTATTCCTTTTGACTTACACGCCTTATAGAAAGGAACAAGTCCCTTTATGTTGTTATGATCTGTAATAGCGCATGAAGATCCTCCATGCTCCTTTACAAAAGCGACGTATTCTCCGATGTCAAGAGTGCTGTCTAGTAGTGACCAACATGTGTGAACGTGTAGCGGTGTGTAATTCATATTATTCTTCAAACGTGTTTCTTCTATTGCTGGTAAGCTTCATTTTTTCTTCGGAACGAGATTGCTTGATCTTACTTATTTGTTGAATGGTGTTGTCTATGCCGTTTCCAACCATGTAAGAATGCACTGTATCGCATATGCTGCAGCCAGCTGCGGTCATTGTTTTTCCAAAGTGGCATACGCTTTTGCATTTCCATTTTTCTCCAGCCTTGCTCTCCTTGATTCTAGTCGGAAGCTGGTTCCACTTGATCGCATTAAAGGTATTCTTTATGATATCTATGGTTTGTTGCCGTTGTTCGTTATCGAAGGCTACTGTAAAAGGGCCTCCGTCATTTATGAAATGAATGGTCAATAACCTGTGTTTATATTGCGGAAAAAGCATAGAACAAGCAAAATCATACATTCTTAACTGTATATCTTTTGATTGAAGATAGTCGTATTCTTTCACTTCTCCGCTATTCCAGCATTTTCTAGACCCGGTTTTCCAATCAACTATTTCTATAGTATCCTTGTCAATTTCAGTTATAAGATCTATTGTTCCGCGAATTTCATAATTGCCTTTTTCAACAGATCCATTGACTATGTCATAGTATTCATATTTAAACCCTTCTGAAACTAAAGGTATCTTGAATTGCTTTTCAGTGAACAAAACCTTAAGTTTTCTAGGATCGTACTGAGTACCAAGTACCTTTTCAATGCTCTGCAAGCAGAATTTCTTGTCAGCTGGCTTCATGGCAATTGTTGGATTTTCATTGGTATATCTGTTCCAGCAAATATCTAGCAATTTGACATGGTCAGTGATTATGCCAAAGTCTCTTCCTGTCTTGCTTCCCTTTGCCATAAGCTCCAACACATGGTGAACTATTGTTCCTAAAAGAGCTTTTTTCCCGCTTTTAGATGGTATCTCTAGTATTTGTTCCATGAAAAACTGGAACTCACACCCTTTATACGAGTTTATTGAAGAGGCTCTTAGGAATTTGATATTCATTTTTTGCTACCAAGGTTATCTTTTCAACGCCATTATTTATGGTTATATTTATGATTATATCTGAAGATGTCGATGCATAAGCATCCATGTCTTTTAATTTTTTTGGATTGAATCCGCCCTTGTGGAGCAGCTTTGTCTTTTTAGATTTTTTTACTATATCAGCAAACTTGCTCTTAATTGGAATCGGCCATGAGTTATCATTATCCTCATAAGGTATAATGACTTCTTGTAAAATGTTCATATTAGCGCATATCTGGCAAAAGTCCATAGATATTCCATTTTTGTATTTACCTAGACAGCGCGAATCTGCAGGAAGGCTTTTTAGAATAAGCTCTATGCGATTTCTAATACGAGATCTTACTATACTGTCTTCGTCGTATATATTTGAATTTAATAACTCTTGCCCAAGAGCGATTATCATATATGCAATTCTATTATCTTTTTAAGCTCAGAGTTTTTTTCCTCCATACTCATATTAGCGTTATCTAATAAGTGGAGTTTTGCTATAGATTTGAAATCATATGCATCTAAAGCTGTTTCGCTTTCATGTGAATTATTCAAAACATTTCTAGTCAGCCTGATGACTATTGGGTCATGCTTAATGAAGAAATCTAATTCATTTGGAAATCTTGCATCTGATATGATTGCGCATCCAATTTGGTCTTTGATTATCTGGTTTAAAATAGACCTAGACCAACAGTCTTGATCAATTTTTCTAAATATATCAGTCCCCAAAACCTGCATCAACTCTCTAGCCGTCATGTAGTCATCTATGGTTTTTGGATACTTATCTAGCATTAGCTTTGCTAGTTTACCTCTGCATAAAGGTAAATTTTTCCATTTTATTAATGTGTTTGTATCTTTTTCAGCATTAGATCCCCAACATTGATCTTCTGACAGACCAAACATTTCTGAGCAAATTCTCTTCAATGGCTCTGCAAGTGGATATAGCTTAGACTTTATGCCCTTAGATTCCATCAGTTTTTTAATAAAAATCGCGGATGTATCTTTACCGCTTTGGGCTTTACCAGTTAATATTATTATTTTGGGTGTCATGTCGCCTTCTTAGGATTGATAGTTGAGGTTTAATAGTGTCATTATAGTCTTGTTTTGATAAAGATCCCGGATCTTTGCCATCAGGTAGCATTAATTTCTCTACTTTTGTTTCAGATCCAAACGCATGCTTAGCTTTTGTATATCCATTTTGCCCAGCGTCATCTGAGTCAAAAGCTATGGCTACGCATTTAGTCATTCCTTTAAGCGTATCCATCTGCTTATTCGATATGGAGCATCCATAAGAAGCGACGCAATTTTTCACTCCAAACTCCCACATCCTCCAAAGATCAAAAGGCCCTTCAACAACAACAGCAAATCCAACTCTTTTTATGTAATTGCACGCCTCGTGAATATTATATAATTCAATGCTTTTATTAAGACCTTTAGGGTAATGTCTCCACTTGCTAAAAAGGCCTGCAAATTTCTCGTCTAAAGAAAACCACGATGGGTGATACGCATTGGTTAGTTTATTTTTTTCGTAGACGCTTCTTCCTGTAAATCCAATCAATAGACCGTCAATATTCCTTATTGGAATCATTAGTCTATGGTGGTATAGTTTTGATTCCTTTTTTGGCACACCGCATTGAAAATGCAATAGAGTTTCATCTTTGAATCCCCTATCTGATATGGAGGAAAAATCCTTAACTAATCCGTCTATATGATGCTCTCCTATTGGTTCATTAGTTTGTTTTTTTTCCAACTGCTTATCTGCTGGAACATATCCAGCTGATATTTCTGGATCATTTATTACAGCATTAGCCCAGTCAACTGCTTCAGTGAAGGAGCAGTTTTTAATTGCCTTTATAAGTCCTATGATGTCATTTCCGTATTTTGAATGGCATCCATGGGTGAAACATGACCAACAGCATCTGTTTCTATCATATGAAAACGCCATCGGATTATCTCCATCATGTATTGGGCATGATTGCTGCACACCTTTGCTTGTTATGTTGGAAAACCCAAGCTTCTCTAGAATTAGGCTATCAAATGAGCAAATGATTTTTCTTTGTTCAGAAGTCAAACTCATCTTCATCTTCCGATGGGTCATTTCCGTCTTGATCTAAAACCTCAAAATTAAACTTGCCTTCGGTGAACTTGGATTGCTCCATATTAGATATGATGTTTATGTATTCAGATGATGAATCCATACCCTTGCCGTATCTAGTCTCTATAACAACCATTTTTCTATCGCCGTTCGCTTTGCTGTCACCAGCAGCTACATCTTCGTCTGTTTTCTTCTTTAGATACGCTAGACTTGAACAAAGCCATAGAATTCTATCGCTTCCTGATACAACGCTAGTATCTTCTTTATTTATGCCGTCTCGATTAAGCTGAACTGTTGCCAATACAGGTACATCATTTTTAACTGCAAAATTATGTAGCTTGGTTATGAAGTCTCCAAGATATTGATATTCTTGAAAATCTCCTAGTTCGGCTAAATCCATTGTTTTAAGATAGTCTAAAACTATTAGACAATCCCTGGATGATCCATCCTTATTTTTTCCAACAATGCTTGACAGCCATCTTCTGCAGATGGAGAATATCTCCTGTGGCTTCATACCGGCTACACTTATGTGATAAAATGGCTTTTTAGCGAATTCCTTAGAGGCCTCCTTAAGCATTAGAGAATGTCTTTCATTGGTGCTAAATGCGCCAGTCTCAATTTCATTCTGCGGAACTCCAGAGCATAGAGAAGCCCATTTAATTGACTGGGTTTCTTTCTTCATCTCAGTATCTAGATACAGCACGGGGATATCTGCAAAAGTCACATTTTTAGCAATATTCAAGCAGAACGTGCTCTTTCCAACCTTAGGTCTAGCTCCAACTACATTAACGGTTCCTCTTCTAAATCCTCCGCCAATACACTCATCGTATCTAGGGAATCCAGTGGGAATACCCACCATAGTTACTGGATTTTTTGCAACATAATCTAGATGCTCTATCGCAAATTCACTGATATTAGTGAAGTCGTTTTCTCTTTTGATTTCAGGAATAAAATTAAAGATTGACTCTTCTACCGAAGAAATTATATCAACTACATCTTCATCTCCGTTTGCTTTAGAGACTAGCGAGTGGGCGTCGCGTATCTTTTTAGATAGCTTTCGTATTATATGCCAATACTTTATTCTTTTAGCTGATATTTGGACTTCTGAAATAGAGACGTCGCCATCCTTGCAGCTTTTCACTATTTCTGAAAAAAGCTCTTTATTAACCTCATCCCAAAAACCAGAATTTCTAGCCGCTGCGATAACAGCTTCTGGGCTAAGTGAGTCCGCAGTCTCCTTTTCGTATATAGTTTGAATTGTTTTGAAAATTAGACCATAATTACCATCGCTGAAATATTCAGTATCTAGATCTGTTAAATAGCTATAAAATCCTGGAGATCCAGAGTTCATAGCATATTTGATTACTGAAAGTTCTGACTCTAAGTCAGATTTATTTTGCGCGGCAGTTGTTACACTTTGCTTTTGCATTGGCGCCTGATTCTAGTTGTCCGGCTGGATATTCTTTGTTAAAGTCGAATGTTCTGCCACAAGAGCCGCATTCAACCATCTTTGGCCTGTAAGGTTCTCTTGTAGACTTTTTTCTTTTTGACATCTTCTTCATAGCTTCGCTGTAATTCGGCATGCTATCTTCAGGAAGCTCAAACTCTTTGCTAGATATAAACTGCATTCCTCCAGCCGTTATCTCTTTTTCTTCAATAGGCTCAGACTGTTCATCATCTATTACGCCCTCTTCTGATGAGATAGACTTCAGTATTTCAATAGCCTTATTCACCTTAGTGAGGTCGAAGGCTTGTCTAGGAGTTTCGTTTTGAACTAGCGTCTGTGGCGCTTTCTCGCTGAAAATATACTCATAAAAATCTCTAACCAAAGACATGTCGTTTGTTATTATTGCTTTTTGTAATTGCGCTTTTTTATCTGTCATGGAATGAACCTCGTTTTTCTATTGCTAGTGATTTAAGTGAATTTGCTAAGAATTCTATCTTTCTGTCTATGTCTTCAAGCATAAGAAGTCTAGTTGAAAACGTCAGTCTTGTCTGTTCAAGTTCTTTAGCCACTGGATCATTTCTCTTTATTATAAGACTCTTTTCAGCCAATCCGTACCCGGTTGTATTTGATAGCTCTCTTCCAATAATACTGTCTATATTGGCCTGACACCAGTCTTCAGAAGACTTTATCTTATTTATTTCTGTTTTAATAAACAGCGCATACTGAGCTAGTCTAATAGTGTTGATAGACAGCTCTTCTCCCGACATAGCTTTTAGCTGAGATCTGTTAAGATTTATTATGTTATCAATCTCTTCTGGTACCGTAAAGTTAAGTTTCACGCCAGACTGAATCGCGTTTATTTTATCTATTATACGGGTTTTAATTTCTTCAGACATGAAAGAACTTCTCCGCTTCTTTTATAGTTCTAAGCTCTAACAACTTTATACCATTTAGATCGCAGAAAAATCTTTTCATCTCATCTCTGCTCTTCTGTTCTTCAAATTCAGCGTTGCTTTTGTGAAAAAATGGATTGATTTCATCATGTTGTTCGCCTTGAACTTCAACTGCCATTTTTCGATGCGGTATATAAAAATCTAGCGATAGTCTTGTTTCAGGAATGGTTATGTCCTCTAGAATTGGGTCTAGAGGATATCGTCTCTTTATTACTTGGCCTATATTGTACTGTATCTTTGATCTACAGGTTGCCGCTGTTTTTTGCGGCCAGTTGCTTTCTTTTATATCCCAGGTTATCGTTTTACCTGGATCATTAATGGATTTTACTTTCATTTTGATGGTATAGCCATATCTCTTATTTGGTTATATATTGATGTATATAAGTCCTTGTTTTTTCTCACGTGATCTATAACGGCAGCCTGTCCTTGCATTTTTTCCTTAGATCCAGGAAGCGTATACCAAGCTCCGGCTTTATTGATAATCCCCAGTTCGCATGCTAGATTAAATACGTCGACAGTCTCATCTACACCCTTGCCGTATATGATTGGAATAGAAACGTCTGCTCCTGGAGCGCCTAACGCTGACGCTACTATATAGAAGTGTGCGTTTTGTCCTATTGTTTTATTATTATTGTCTTCTATATCCTGTTTCCATCCTCCTTCTAGCCAAACAGAAGCTCCATACTGCGGAGCATTTCCTCCGACTCCATAGCTCTTTTTACCTGGCCCTGGATTTGGATTTGCAATCATATGAGTCAATGCTATGAAAGTGCTATGCGTTACTGGAAGTATTTGGCTAACGCGTCTAAACATTTTGTACATTAGGCTAGCTGTTCCAGCCATCTTTACACCATCTCCAATGTTTGATGATAGTTCGGCTTCCGGACAAAGGGCTGCTATAGAGTCTAAAATACAAACACACTTAGGATAATCCTTGAGTGTTTGGTACAAAAGATTTAAAAAGTCTTCTGCGCTTAGGATCTTATTCTCATTTGATCTTACTATTGATACGTTCTCTCTGTTTAAGTCTGGAAAGCAGTCTAGAAGCTCTGTCCTTAATCTTCCTTCCACGTCAAAGAAGAATGCTTTCTTTGTCGGATCTTCTCTGTGACACTGCTGCACATAATGTAGCGCCAGTGTGGTTTTACCAACTTTTGGTTTTCCACTCATCAAAACGCTAGACCCTTCAGGTATTCCTCCTGATAGCGCTATATCTAGCGATAGAGTGGTCTTGAAAGTTCTGCCTTGCTCTTCCTTTAATGAAGATATTGGAATAAGAAAATTTTCTAATGTTAGGTCTGTTTTGCTCATATAATTGATGATCCTTTTGATTCTCTGAAGAAGGTCTTTTCCTTTGGAATTATGATCTTCTTCTTCTCCTTGTTTTCTGTACGCCTGTCTAATTCCCTTTGAAAGAGATTGTATATTACTGTCTTTTGCTTATCTAGAGGCAAGAATCTAAATGTGATTATTCCTCTTTCCTTAACATATTCAAGTACATTTGATTGACTAAAAATATGAAGCAGATTTTTAACGTAGGATATCTCTAAAGAGTACTCTTCAGATAACTGCTTTAGCTCTGGATAATCCTTACATATTGATTTGCGCCAAAAAGGAACCAGGGGTCTTGTTATAGTAGCCCCTGATTTCTCTCTCCATTTGATTTTGTTATCTATTATTGTTTCTGTTATCAAAGCTTCGATTGGTATCTTTAGCTTTGGTACAAAGATGCTGTCAAATTCTTTGGTATTAGTGTCGGTAGGCATTTATCGAAATCTCTTATATCTAGATCAATAGGATTTAAATCACTATCGTACCAAGTAACTCTTACGTTGTTCGATACTCTATCATGATAGCCTATGCCGTACTCTTCTTTTGAGGAATGGTCTCCAAGGGTGAATCTAGACCTTTTTGAAAAAAAGAAGTAGTCAGAACCTTCGCCCATCACAATGCTTTTAACGACATTTTTATTATCTAAAATAGCCAAGCCAATACTCGCAGGTTTTACCGAGAGTGACTCTTGAACTTTTCTCCATACAGAGATATCATTAGGAGGGGTGATGTTATCATGTACAATCTCACCGCCATCTAGATATAGCATCCATACAATTCTTAGGTCAGAGTTTATATAACGACTCATACTGTTGATGTTCTAACAGCGTCAGCCTTTTCAGACTGTCCCTTTGTTCTTACTACGGAACCGCTAGAAGATTTTTCTTCTCCAGTTGAAGCTAAATATGGTTTTGATTTTTGCTTCTTCGTATTATCATCAAAATGATCATCAATGATCACGGCAATCTTTGCTGATAAAATTTCAGCATCGTCCGATTGGCAATTGTCTGCAATTGCTCCAAATACAGCTCTTTTTAACGAAAGTAGTTTATTCTTTTTCATATTATCTCTTTGCAAAAAGCTCAGCTTTTGTAAGCATGTAGCTGTTTCTTGTCTTTAAGTATTCTAGATACGAGTCGTAGCATTCCTTAGATACGTCTTGAAAATCAAATTCAAGCTCTGTTCTAATAACGCTCTTCTGATCTATTTTATCAACTATTGGGTTAAATAGTCTTCTTTGTCGCTTTGAGGCTTTTATCAGAAACTTTGTTGCTCCGCTAGTAGCGATTGTTTTTGCTGCGGCAAAAGTCTCGTTATTAGTGATGGCACCGGTCTCGGTTACTAGACTGACAGAAGCTTCGTTTTCAGCTCTCATTTCCGTTGGGTTGCTTATAAATTTCATATTTTTTTCACAAGTATGCGATGATTCATAATGCCGTTTTTCTTCTCAGTCATCGCTTTAATTATAGCAGTTTTTTGCGTAACTGTTTCAATAGGACTGCAGTATATATCTCCAGTTATTTCATGCAATCCACTACTTTGAGATTTTGCATCATCCCACTTTGCCTGTATTGTATTTTTTTGATCAGACTCAATTATTATTATTTCTAGCATTTTCTTTCCTGTTTCATCGCAGTAAAGAGTTGCTATATTTGCTTCAAATTCATCTTTTTCAACTGTTTCAAATTTTATACTCATATTTTTTTCTCTCCTGTCATAATATAATGCGTTCTTTGAGCAGGCGTCATTCTTGCTATATCCTTTGCATGCTCTTTTTTCTTTCTTATTTCTTTTCTTTTTGTATCCCATTCAAGAGTTGATTTTGGTAGCTGACCTTCTTTTACCATTCTTTCTGTATTTGCGTCAGCCAAATCGCCTATTGTCTTAGGTTGGTTTGAATCTATTACAGCACTAATGCCAGAATAGTCTCTAATATATTGACCAGAGCAATTTGCAATCGGGCATGTTGTAGGCTTTTCGTCATTCATCTTAAGAAAAAGCTCTTCTGAATGTCCGCACTTGCAGCAATAAAATGGATAGATTGGCATTATTTAACCCTAATATACTTCTTGTACCTAGGAATCTCTTTAAATTCATCTGAAGATGCTGTTATATAAAAGTCGCCTTCTCTTGATAACTTGCCTTTTTTCACATGTTCTTCGCATAAAACAACAGAAAATAATTCATCTGACGTATATAGATCTGTTTTTGTAGCTTTAATTCTATTTTCTATTGAAAAGTCAAGTTCAGAATCATTATTTCTATGCGAGATAGCAGCTAAAAGACACGCCTTTTTCTGCATGTCTTCTATTTTTTGATCGTAAATCGCTATGTCTAACTCAAGTCCAGAATAAAAAGCGGAGTATAGCTTAAGAAGCTCTCCTTTAAACTTTATGATATATTTTTCCGCACTTAGACTCATGCTAAATTATACACTATTTGCTACCTGTTGATCCAAATCCGCCAACAGACCTTTGAGTTGTTGATATGTCTTCTACTAGATTAAGAGTCGCTTTTTTGTATTCACAAACGACCCCCTGAGCAACTCTATCACCTTCGTTTATTCTATAGCTGTATGGACCTAAATTACACATGATAATTCCTATTTCGCCACGATAATCAGAGTCTATAGTACCAGGCGCATTAAGAACAAATACATGATTCTTTAGCGCTAGCCCGCTTCTAGATCTTATCTGAAGCTCGTATCCATCTGGTATTTCTAATGCAATGCCGGTTTTTATAAGTCTTACGTCACCAGCTAACAGCTCATAATTTCCACATGCATAAAAATCCATACCAGCTGACCCATCTGTTGCATATACAGGTAGTTTCTTTATGCTATTGTGTTCTAAAAATTTTATATTTATCTGCATCTTATGAATCCAAAGTTAGAGCCTCGATAGCTTTTCTTATTTTTTCTTTTTCTTCTAGAATGACGTCTCGCAGAACTCTGCAGCAAATTTCAACTCTAGGCTCTTTATTCCATACTGGATATGAGCTTAAAATTTCAATAAGAATTTTTAGCGCATTGTCTTCTGTAATTGGCTCTTCGTCTGGCATAATTTTATTTGGTATGTTTGACATATTGTTCCTTAGTTTGATAGATCTACAATTTCACATGAATCGCCAGAGCAAGCAAATGTTTGCGAACCCTTGGTACTATCATCGGTTTCATACTCTGATAGCTTAGCCCAATCCACGTTCTTCGGCATTTTTGACAATAACGCTTCGTATTGTTCTTTTGTGCAATCCTGATATGGAGCTTGCTTATATGTGTGATCTGAGTGTGGAAGGAACGAAATTCCTGATATCTCATCAAAGTGATCATAAACCCATGCTCCAACGCTCATCCATTCGTGTTCTTTGACAGTTATAGTCACAGAAGGCTTGTGCTCGCACCATAATCTCTGGTATGCCAACCAAAGCTCTAACTGCTCAATTGCAGTCATATCTGTTCTAGTTATACAGCTATCTGGCGATTTTACCGGAAAAGAGAATACCATGGTGTGATCGGGCTTCATTGCACACGGCTCGTATGGAAACCCCATATCAATCATGAGTTTGCATAGAGGATCTTTCTTATCAGCCCTTACTGTTCTTATGTAGAACTGGCTGTGTCGCGCGTGTATTCCAGATGCAGCGTCAACTAGTTGAGATACTGTTCCGGAAGGCTTTACGCAAGTGATTGCCGCAGCTGGACTAATCCCGATATCTTTAGCAAACCATTCATTTGTTTTGACAGCAATCTGCTTTAGATCTGGTAATACTTTCTCTGTCCATCCTAGATCGCGCATCATTTGGTTGTCTGTGATTCCTGTTAAGGAAACACCAAGCAAGGCTTCTTCTTCGCAGTTCTTTTTCCAAGACGTTGATAGATATGGGAAATATGTTAGCGAAGCTTGGAATGTGCCAAGAATTGCAGCCAAGCGCACCTTTCTAGCTAAGCTATTGAAATCGTCATCAGGTCTGACGACAACTTCAGTTAGATTGCAGAACTGTTTATCTCTCAGAATAATTTCAGAGCATGGATTTGTTCCAAACTCATGGGAGCTGTCTCTTCTGTCTCCAAGCTTTGACACTGTCTTTTTACACGCATCTCTATTGAATATCCCGCGCTCACCGCTCTTGCTCTTGTATAAAGCAAGCCATTCTTCCATGTAGATTCCTATTTCTGGCTTTTCCTTATAGGCTACTGAATTATTGGCTAACGCTCTTTGTGGGTTTTCATGCCACCAAGCACCACTTTTGGCATCACGCATTCTTTCGTCCGTGAGATTACTGAGTGATATAAGAGCTGATCGTCTAACACCTCCGACCACGACAATCTCCGCAACCTTACAAACGATGTCATGACACTCAATGGAAGTGAGTTTTCGTCCAGCAGCCTTTTTAAAAGTTTCAGTTGTAAATCTGAATAAATCATTAAGCGGCTCTGGGCCTGATGCCCGCCCACCAAAAGTCTTAAGTCGCGCTCCTGCAGGACGAATCTTACTAACGTCCCATTTCGGAATTTGCCCACCAATAAGTAAAGAGATGAGTTCTCTAAAGGCTCTAGCCCATCCTGCCTTGCTGTCTTGTACAATAATGGTTGTATCTGAAGGACTGAACGTCTCAGCAATAGTAGGAAGCTTTTCCACATACTGTCTTTCTACACTAAAACCAACGCCAGTTCCACACATTAGTACATATAGAATTTCGTCAAAGGCCTTGACATTATTAACTGCAACATATGAACAGTTATATCCAGCCGTATTATCTCTTTTAAGAGCTTCACCAGCTGTCATAAGCGCTCGCATGCTTGGCATGATTTCTAGATTTAGAATTGCGCTCTTTAGCTCTTTTTCTAGCTCAGCAGTTAATGCGTATTTATGCTTTTCGCTTAAGTGTTCTTTAAAAAACTTAAAGTACCTTTCGACTGTTTCATTCCAGGTTTCTCGTCTTTTTTCCTCTGGAAGATAGCGTGAGTATCTACTCAGATGTATAAACTGCTGATACTGAGTTGGTAACTGATTTGACATGGTGACTCTATTATAGTGGCGCAGATTTGTTTGGGTTCATTGCCAATTGATATTCGGCAATAATTCTTTGCGCAAAATTTTTAGCGGAGTGCTTCAGGTAGTTTTGGTAATTTACAGCGCCTATAGCTTCTCTTTCATTTGGTTTTAGATTTATTAGTTTTTCTGTTTTATTTAGCATGTCATCAGGATTGTCTGCTAGCCATTCGTCAGTATCAAAGAACTCTTTAACAGCATCTAGTTTGTATGAGATGACAGGTTTAGCCGCTGACATGGCTTCTAATACAGAAAAGCAAAACATCTCTGACGATGTCGGATAGTGCCAAATATCGCA